CAACAAACCCGCAAGGATAACTGTCCTCAAAGTACATCCAAAGAAGTGATCGTCCCGCAAAACAGTCTGCGTAAATGTCCTCCGGTATCCACTGCTCCGGACTTTTCTTAAGGATGGTCTCCAGACCCGACCTAATAAACGGCCAAATCTTCCTAAGTTCGTCTGGCTTGATGTATCTTGCATTCATCCAACCACCACATACCCGTAGGTCATGCTTGATGTCGAGTTTGGGTAATGCGTAATCGTTGCGCTGCCATTCGTCACGCTAGAAACGTAAATAAGAGGGCCATCTGATATGTGCTGCATAGTCAGAATAACTGAAGGCGTAGCCGGTCTTGTCGGGCTTGATTGAGTACCTATGTACTCAAGCCTAACCTGAGTGCTTGTTGCCGCCCAGATAAGTTCAACGTAGTCATTAGCCGCAAGATCAACAAAAAAATTAAGTGCCGCAATTAAATGCCCGTCAGTACCACCATGAGAATTAGGAATCGAGAACTGCGAATTAGAGTTTGCAAGGTCAGTGCCATTTTTTTCTCAACCACAAATCAGCATCCTGTATTTGCGTATCGGCGTTTGCAAACTGCACAGAAAATTGAAGGTTGTACTTCCCTGCCGCCCTAACGTTGATTCGACTAGAGTTGGAAAGATAGACGTTGTTGCTTAAGTCAGTGTTTGAAAACGTAACCGCATACGATGCAGTCGTGCTTGCAGCCGTTTGGTCGTTAACGTCATAAAACGAGCCGTATGGCAATCCACTCACATAAGCAGCAGCAGAGTAAGGGATAAGGATGATCTTGCTTTCTACCCCTATTCTCGCGTCTGTAATCGTGGTTGTGGTTGCGTTTCCTGTAGCAAGAGTTACCGTTCCGGTGTTATTTGTCTTACCGTCCATGATGCCACGGACAATTTCAGCAACGGCTCTTTGGTCGCCACCAAACGGAGGTAGCGTGCGAAAGATCATCGCATACCCTGCGGGATAATTGTTACGTCTAGACCTACGGCAGAAGTCCAAACGCCAGAAGGTATAGCTTTAATACGATGGTAAGTTCCGGCAGACCTTAAACCTATACGGTTATCGCTGTTTGACGAGTAGGTTGAGCCCGTAAAGTCAGTTTGCTGGTTAAGCCTGCGTCTAGAGTTGACCTGCACCGCGCAAGTGCCTGTGTCTATGATGGGCCTTACCAAAGTCATCACTGAAGGCATGTCGTTTAAGGATAGGTCTGGCGTGACAATATTTGCTGTCAAAGCAGAACCAGAAAAGGCCACAATCTTTTGGCCTAGCGTACCTGTAAGAAGCGAAGCGGTAACCGTATACCCAAATGAGTCTAAGCCAGCAGGTAGGCTATCAATGCTTCCATAAGCGTCTAATTGCTCTAGCGTAAGACCGGACGACGATGTTGTTGTGATAGCAGTAGACGAAGCAATGGTATCGACATTCGCTTCGCCGTAAGACCATTTATTGAGGTTAAAGTTGTAGATCAAAAGCGCGGTAGTCTGACTAACCGTCTTAAAACACCAGATAACGAGGTTCTTAAGCGGGTCAATAGCAGCGGACATCGTAGATAACTGTGCAATGTCGACGTTGTTAAAAAACCACCTATCTACCTTTTCAACCGAAATTGACTTTACGCCTTGCCCGTTACAGACGTAAAACCCGTCATCAGAGAGGAAAAAACTAGATCCCGCGTACTGAATGATCGAGTTAGGCTCCATACAGCCTAACCCCCTCGAAATCGTGTCAAACTGAAACACAAGTGGGCTTCCAACGTATGACATGCGCGAAATCGCACGATCTAAAAACACAAGACCGTACTCACCACCTGTCAAACCTTTCACATGCCCACCATCAGGGATGTCCTGATAGTCAGATTGTGTTGTTGCGGCAGGTGTCCAGTCTGTTTCATCGCCCAACGCGCACCACTCCACGCGATTAGGGTAAATCGTTGCCCCATTGTTAAAGCCTGCAACTACAAAGTCTCTGACCGTCGTTACATATCGAGACTTGGGCGCAGCAGCACCGAGGTCTGCAAAAACCGTAGACGAGCCCATGAGATAGCCCTGTAGTCTTGCACCGCCATTAGCCGCAATAACTCGGTTACCAAATTGTGTAAACCGCCATTTCTGATCCGATGGGGTTGTATAGCCACCAGACTTAGATATGTCCGTAAGGTTTAGGTTTGTTCCTAGCTTGAATAACTTGGTATCACCGCCAGCAAAAACGGTAACCGCTTCATCAGGAGCAGACGCGGCAGCAACAGAATTTAATGTCTCAGAGGCAGCATTTGACCACTCAGAAGGCGACGGTAAAGGCCCGTAACCTACCTGCTGAGGAATTACATTCTTAGCGTCAAGCAGTGCGCCAGCAACCCCAGGCTGATCCGGCAACCACTCACCAAAGTTCACCCTCATCGCTTCGCCACCATCATCGTTAGCGGAACACCTGAGTATTGGCTCTCTTCGTCAGACCTTGTTAGCGCAAAGATTGCACGATCATAAAGCGTACCCCAGGTTTGCAGCCTAGGGTCGTTCATCAGGTAAGGTTCTGCTTCGCCTAGTGACGCGTAGAGAAGTGCGTCCGGACAGGTCGTAAGCCAGAGATTTGACGTGTTGCCTGTAGATAAAAACGTAGGCGCGGCGTAGTAGAGGATCTTGATTGTGTAAGTGCTGTCAGGAATTGGGGCAAGCTGAATCGTAGACCCGAGGATGGTATAGAAAGCCGGTACACCACTTTCGTTCGTCCTACCGTTCCGAATGAAGATGCTCGGCGTTGCGAACGTAATAGGGAAGTCGGGGTCAGAGTCAACGTACACATCCCTTGCTTGCAAGAAGTCACTAGGGAGGTTAATTGTCGAGACTCCACCGGTCGCCGTAACCGATGCTTGCGTAAGCATTTGCCGCAAGCGTAAATCTCTACGGAGTCGAATCTCTGCGAGTTGGATGAAGTCGGGGATCGCGGAAGTAAGATCATCTCGCGAGAGATAGTTAGCTATCGTTGTTTGTAGTTCGCTGTAGGTGCTTAGGGCCATATTCGACATCGCTCCACCGGTATTCGTGCGTCCCGATGTGTCCTATTTCGAGGCTCAATTCGTGATCCACGAAAGTCTTTATCCCGTGGTCTAAGGCTTTCACGCAAAAATGCACATCTTCGCCAATTAGACCACCCGCCCCCCATACTACATCAAACCACGGCTGCGGCATAGCCTCAAACACAGACTTATGGGTTAGCACAACCCCAAATCCTACAGCAGTTACCTCTTCGATACCCTTCTTGCCTCGACTCTCGATCTTCTCGAAGATCTCTTTATCCTCGTGAAAGTTGATCGCTGTCGGTAAAACAGGCTTGCGTCTCGTGACTGCGTTCACCCCGACAATCTTTTGCCCGTGTGCTAATAGTCGTTCTAACGTGTTCTTAGGGAACCTCATGTCCGAGTCCACCCAAAGAATGTACTCAGCACCATCTGCTAACGCTTCTTTGGCTAGCGACTCTCTTTGACTGAATATGAGCGTCCCAGGGGCGGTGTACAAGAGAAACGATCCTCCCGTAATCGCGCACCTATTTGCCCCGTCATACGCTGCCAGACGAGCCATATCGAAGGCAGTCCCCGTCATCATCGTGTCCCGACACGGAACACAAAGAGCTATCTTCATACTTTTCCTGGCCGTGTTCTGAAGTGTCTGTTCTCTGGGTCGTTCATCCACGCCCTGAATTTCTTCTCGTCTACGATAGCAAAGCCTCGCATGATCCCTTGGTTGTTTAGATCGTCAATCACCGCATAGGGCAGTTGAGCGTAACGTGTCCACTCACCCCAACGCTCGCGCTCGTCAGTAGCGTTATAGAGGGCTTTGTTCTGCTCAATGATTGCAGATATGTCCTGAGTTCTCTCAAAGACAAACTGATCGTCGGTTGCGTGAAATTTAGTTTTGAGCATAAAAAAAGGGAGGTTGTTACGCCTCCCTCTTTTTTACCACAGTTTTTACTACGCTGTCTTGAGATCAGCCAAGATACCGTGAGCAGCCTCGTTACGCATCTCCAGGGTAAACTCTGCAAGGATCTGAGTTTTCTCGGAGTCGCCAGTCTTGGCAAGCTCATTGGTCTGGAAGGGACGCAGATAACCAACTGCTGCGTATTCCGGATCAAGGATGAACGCGTCACGGCTACGAACGAACCTATCAGGTACGACCGAAATCGAGCCGAAGTCACTTAAATAGACATCAGCCGCGCCGATGATGGTCGTCGGTGCGTCAGAAGGAGCCATGTAACGCTGTGCTGCGATGCCAGCAAAGGCCGATACAGTCTGCTTGAGTGCAGGGCCAACCACGAGGATCTTGGGGCTACCGCCAGAGGTGTAAACCTGCTGAACGCCATCCTTGAGGATTGCCTCGGTAAAGGTACGAGTTGTACCGTCCGAACGTGTGCTCACGCCGATTGTAGTGGGGTTAGCACCGTCGGTTGTGTTGTAGTTCGAGTTAGTCTTGAGCCAAGACAAAAGCGAACCCAACTTGCGAGCCGTGGACGAGTTACCAGCACTGCGACCCTGGTTGGCAGCAAGAATGGTCTCTTGGTCGCGCTTTAGTTCCTGCGAAGCCTTGGAAAGCTGGTAGGCTTTTTCTGCACGTCTGCCTGCAAGGTCAACGGCCATCATGGTTCCTGACACCTGGATCGTCTTAGCAACGATCTGTGTGTAGTTACCGAGACGAGTCGTCGGGCTGATGGTTGCTGCTGTTGCGTCGTCACCTTCAACCTGTGCGTTGTTGGTTGTTGCTGCGGCCAACGTATCGGTCTGCCACTCGTGGTAGACAGCCGTTGCTTTGGTGCGAGCAAGCGACGAAAGGATAGGTGTCTCGGTCGGGCTGATGTTGTAAATAACATCGGTTAGATCTTCACGCTGACCGATAGCCGTGAAGGTCTGGAATGTACCTGAAGGAACAGTCATTTCAAACTCCTGATTACAAGAATCTTTCAAAAACCCTTGCAGCGTCTTGCCGACTTCCTGTCTTGCGTAAACGCGCAAAGTCCTGTTTTGCTGCTTCTGTGGATAAGGTCTTACCTGTTGCCGTTCCTGGCTTGAGCAGTTTCGGAGCTTCGTTAACTTTTTTGTTAACAGCAGGCTTTGACTGCACAAGTTTGTCGTACTGAGCCGCCTTCCACAATGCCAACACAGCGCGTGAGTCAGTGGCATTTGCAAGTTCTTGGTCGGAATAACCAAGATTCTTAGCGTAAGACCTAAGCTCTGCTCTCACCTTTTCACCCTTCTTTGGGTCTAGGTAATCAGGAATCGCAGCCGCGACTTTCTTTGCTTCTTCAGCAATGTGGGCCTCCAGTTGTGCTTCACGCTCGGCCTGTTGCTGTTGTGCAATGCGCTCACGTTCTGCCCGAATCTGGTTGATCTGCTTTTCCATCCGGCTTTGCTCAGCGACCTTCACTGCATAAGCAATCGGGTCGGTCTCTTTTAATGCCTCAATATCCTCAGACTTAATCTGCGCGTTTAGGAACGAATCCATCGCTTGCAGACGTTGAGAATATGCGTCTCTCGCCTGTTTTGCTTGCTCGATAGCAGACTTCTCTGCTTCTACAGCTTTACGCTGTTCGGCAAGCTGATTGGTTTTTTTATGGTAATCCGTACCTTTTTGGTAGCCTTCGATTAACTCTTGAAGGGTAACCTCGCGCTCTTCGCCTGCTGCTTTAACGACAAAACGCTGTTCCTCTTGAGTTTCCTCTTGTGCTTCCTCAGACTCGGATTCACTGGCAACATATTCTTGCTCTTCCGACTGGTCTTGAACTTGCTCTTGTTGAGGTTCTCCTCCAGTCATCATGCCAAGAAACGTGTCTGCTGCCTGTCCCACTGTCAAGCTAGTCCCAACTGGGTTGCTGCTTTCCATAAACCACCTTTACTTAAAAATCCTAAATCGCCTCTTCACTATCTCGCCTTCAGCGGCAACAGATTCGAGACGCGCCTTAACCTGACGCACTGCGCGAATAGCCACGTATGACTCTTCTCGTAGATCAATGTCGTCAGGACTACTATTGATGATACGCTCGATGTTGTCTTTTTCCAACTCAGTGAAGATTTCTGTCAGAAACTCATCACCAAGTAAAGCCTTAGCTCGTTCCCAACGCTGTGTCATAGCAAGCTCTTAGCCTTCTTCTTGGGTAGTCTTGACTCGTTAAGAGCCTCTAAAAAATCTTCGCCGTACTTATTCACTGCTTTCTTGCGGATCACGTACTCGCCAACCTGGAGCGACCCATAACCATCGTCAGGGTTATCAGGATTTGGGCCTAGTAAACCACGAACCTTTCCACCTTTCTCGTAGGCTATATGATCCTTAGTTACCTTGCCGCCTTTGTATAAGGTAGCCTGATCGGTTTGATTTAACTGTTGAAGATTAGCAGCGTTACCTGTGCCTGCAACAGGGATGGTTTCTCCACCGTAAGTAGTCCCAGTTTGGGATTCAAACCTAGCTTGTAAAGATGGGGCATCAAAAACACCTGGCGTATATTGTTTAACTGCTTGCGTTATAGCTGGAGTGCCAAACTCTAACTGCCTGGGCCTTTGATTTGTAAATCCTGCAACGCCAGACATAAAGGTAGGCGTAATACCAATTTGGATCTGATCTGGAAGCGTTACATCTTGGCCTAAAGCATAATTGATAGTTTCAGGTGAAAGTCCTTGAAGTTTTGCAAGCTGCCTAAATTGATCTTGAGTCATACCTTGATTTAGTCTGCTTTGCGTTGCTGCTCTTAAACCAGAACCAAAGTCTTTTGACGCTCCAAAGATTGGTTCGCCACCAACAGAATAAAACGGAGGATTAACGAGTGGCGTGACCTCTAAAGTATTTGAGCCACCAAATGTTCTTGGTTGCGTTTGGAAACCACCAGAAGGAGCTCTTGTCAATGAATTCAAATAGTTTTGATATTCAGGAGACGCTCGCAAATAACTTTCAAGTTGCTGCGTTGTTGACCACGGGCGACTACTTCCTTGGATCAAATAAAACCTAGACAGCTCATCATTGCTAGGACTTCTGTTGAATAGGTTCTTAAAGACCTGCGACGCTTGTTCTGTTGTGATCCTGTTTGTTAAGTTAAGCGTAGTGTCGTTTCCTGTGCCACCCGTTACCGTTGTCGCGCCACCCTGTATCGTGTCATTACCGATACCCCCAACAACAGTGCCAGCTCCGGTTCCTACAGTTCCGGTAAGACCTCCAGTTATGATAGTTCCGCTATTACCCCCGCCTCCAGTAATAGTATCGTTTCCAGTACCTCCCGTGGTAGTCGCATTCTGCTTTGCAAGATCTGCGGCCATGTAAGCATCACGTTCTGCCGCCGTCGGGAAAACTAAATTGTTGTATGTGTATCCTTGTTGTGTAGGTGCTGGGTTTCTTATTTCGTTTAGGGCAGTTGATAACGGGACTTGGTTGCCTTTTAGCAAAATGTAGTTTTGAGCTTGATCGTAGCTAATACCATTAGCCATCAACGTAGCAAGGTTTGCGTAAGTTATGGTGTCGCCACCTAACGCGCCGGTAAACGTATCATTTCCTGCTGCGCCTACTACAGTTCCTGCGCCAGTACCAACACTTCCTGTTAAACCTCCGGTGACAATGGTTCCTCCGGTTGCACCACTCGTCGTATCCGTTGCGCCCGTTGTGCCCATCGTTGCGCTTGTAGTCGTATCCGTTTTGATAGGCGTAGGCAAAAATAAACTATAGAGACGAGGGTCTGCCTTACCTTGCAAAGCAATCCTGGCATCTGCGGCATTGACAGTGCCGCTACCGTCAAGGTCAAAAGTAAGTCCTGCTGGAAGACTTTTGACATTACTTAAACCAACTCCTGCTTTTAAGATCTCTTTTGATAAAAGATCCATCGCATTACCTGCGTCATAAGCACTGTACTGATTAGCCCAAGGTGCGTTTGTAGCGTAATTTTCGACAATGCTTCTATCGTAAGCATCTTTAATCGTAGATGGGTCAGTAACCGTTCCACCTATGTATCGGTTAGCAAACGCTGCTGGAACACCGAGATCAATAGCTTGTGTAATGACACTAGGCGTTGATGTTGTCGTTCCTGTGGTAGCCCCTGTTGTGGCTCCTGTGGTAACTCCTGTGGTAGCTCCTGTCGTCGCTCCTGTAGCTCCCGTATCTGTTACGGCAGATCCACCCTGAACGTAGGTTTGATAGTCTTGGAGAGCGTTACCTACCGTCTCATTAGGGTTTGCTCCTGCATAGGTTTTAGCCCATGCAACAGGAACGCCAGAAGCAACCAAGTCAGACGTAAAAGCATTTATTTTCTCAACTAACGCAGTCTGAGCTGCTATATCCTCCGGCGAAGGAGTCACCGCTTGGTATACCTCTTGCGTAATCGCGCCTGACTGAAGAGCTTCTCCGGCAGCTTTTGCAGCAAATGCGGCCTCAGCAGTTGGGTAAAGAACCCCGTTGTAAGTGCGATTGCTCTCATCCAGAAGCCTTGCGTCCTCGGCTTCTTTGACGGTGTTGTAGACGTTTCCAGCGTAAACCCTGCCCGTAAGATCGTTAGCCTTAGCTAACTGATCGTTCATGTAAGCATCACGCGCAGCTATTGTTGAGAACGTAGCCCCATCAGGAGCTTTGAAACCACCCATAGCCATGACAGCATCTTCTACTGTCATGGTGTTTGCGCCGTACTGCTCTAAGAATGGCTGTGCATTCTCATAAGTTACACCGGCTGCAAGAAGCGTAGCTAAATTTGCAAGTGCCATGATTATCCTGGTATCTCAATGTTAGAAGTGATGCCTGCGCCTACTTTCATAGCCTTCATCTGCGCCTCTGCCTCGAACTCCATGCGCTTGAGTTCTAACTCGGCTAGGGCTTTCTCTCTTGCAAGCTGAATATCAGCCATAGCTTTCTGGCGTTTAATCTCAATATCCGCTTGAGCCTGCGCCATCATCATTTGCACCGCCGGATCTGGGCCTTGTTGTTGAGGTTGTGCAAGTGCAGCATCAATCTCTGGTGTTACAGGCTTGAAGAACTCAGCCGAGTCCGCAAAACCAGCCGCCTCAATCAGCTTTCCGAGCGTCGCACGATATTGCGAGACAGACACTAAAGGATTGCTCGGGCCGTACGCTTGAATGATCTGCTCTTGTTTTGCGAGAACCATCGAGAGCATCGCCATCTTTTGCTCGATGTTCCCCGTACCAAGTCCGACATTCACTGTGCAATCGTACTGGTTCGACCACTCTCGCGGGTCGTACTGAACATACTGGCCGCGCATCCGAATGATGACTGACTTGTCCTGATATTTGCATAAAAGGTGTAAGAGTCCTTTGAATAAGTCTTTTACGCCCGTTTCACTAAAAACTCTAGCAATAAGCTCGATCTTTCCTTGCGAGGCTTGCGTAAGAGCCGCTATAGCCGCAGCAGTAACATTCTGTAGGATGTTGGGGTCTAACCCCTGAGAAGCCTCTGTAATGCCCGTACGCTTGGCTTGGATCGAATCTAGGTACTCCATAAAAGGGAATACCTGTTGAGCAACAGGATTAACTGTAATCGGTACAAGTGCGGCGGGATTTTTCATTCTCACCACACCACCAGGAGTCACCGACATAAGATCATCGAGATTGACCTGACCTTCTACAGCACCCATCCTGGTATTGTTCTGTAGGTACAGGTTATCAAGCATCTGCCTCGTTAGAGTAGTCTTGATAAGTTGGAGATCAACTGTACGATCAGCAGGACAATCCCCAAAGAAGCGATGAGGTATCGGAATAGGACAGAGGGTGTAAAACGGCACATAGTCGGTCTCTTCGTTACTTAGGATTTCATTCCCCGAAAAATGCACCCGTCTTAGTTCTGCAATCCCGTCTCCGTCGTAGTCAGTCTTTAGGTAGCACTCGAACACCTCAACCGTCTGCATGGATTTATCGAGACTTGGCTCCATGTAAGGCTGTTCGTCTCGGTTGTATCGAGCTATGTACTCAGCAGAAAACTCAAGGTCGTTGTAGACCGGCAGGTTCATCACGATCTCAGGATCAAACCCCATCGAGACAAGATCCGACCTTGTGATGAGTTTCCTGTGCGCGACAAAAGGCGTATCTCGAACGGTCTTCCCTGCTTTGGAGATCAAGAACTCTTCGGGAGGCACGTTCTCAACCTTGATCTTTCCGGCTTTGGTTTTCTTCATCAGTGCGACGTTATGAACACGCATGACTTGACCATCAATATCCTGCTCAATCGTCTCTTGTGCTGCAATCTCCATTGTCCCGTCAGACATAAGCATGGCTAGCTCATCGTCTGTCAGGTTTGCGTACTGTTCCTTAGTGACTGAAATCGAGTCGTCCCAGTAGGCTTTGATAACCCCGACCTTCTGAAGGATCGCGTCCTTGAACCAGTCGTGCATGATCGAGATGCCTGGGTTTTGCTTCATAAGCACCCAGTTTGTGTACTCGGTTGCTTGTTGGGCTAACGGCTCATCACCTGGGCCTACAGGCTCGAATACACCGATCTGGTCAGCAGAAGTAAAGAGACGCATGAGAGGCGGCAGCATCCCGTCTACCGCTTCTGCAACCTCTCCGGTTACGATCTGGCTGCGACCCTCTACCTCATTACCGTAGGGGTCACGCATGTAGGCAGTGAGCGCGTTCTTACGCTGCTCGACCGTCTCGGTCTCCAAGAAACCTATCGCGTTATCAATCTCACCTTGGAGAATCGCCTTTAATCGTCCGTCATCCATTTAGACCACCCAAGATACGTTAGGTTTCAGCGGTTTAGACCAAGATGTTGTCTCGGACATGCCAACCGCAAGATACCGAAATGCGTCAGAAGCATGAGATGCCCAATCGTGAAGAGGCTTATCCCAATAGACTTGACGCTTATCGTCGTATTGTCTCCGATAATTGCGTAGCGCGTCCACACCGCGCTTAGTCTTAGGGTCGAACCAGCAGTAAGGAATCAACCTTCTCACGGCCTGTATCCCATCGTCTACACCCATCCTTGGGACTATCGTGATGTTTAACCCCGCCTCTTGTAGAAGTTCGAGTCTTGATCTGCCTGAGCCTAGCTCCCTAACCTGTACGTCATGCGGAAGTAATTGCTCTGCAAGCTCGTAGTTGTTCGTCCTGAGCCAGTTCACATACCAGTCAAGCCCTTGACCGTGGTTTTCCACAAAGTCAATGAGTCGTGTCTCTAATCCCACTCTCTGACA